GATGGAGGGCGACGGCGATAACAGGGAGCAGGTTGTTTCTAAGATTTCGCGGCATCTGAAAGGAATTGCGAAGGAATTAAATGTGCCTGTTATTGCTCTTTCGCAACTTAGCCGGGCAGTAGAAAGTAGGGGTGGTAGTAAGCGGCCAGGGCTGAGCGACTTGCGAGACAGCGGGGGTATAGAAGAGGCAGCCGACATGGTTTGTTTTATTTACCGTCCAGAGTACTATCATATCGCAGAGGATGAAAGCGGAAACTCTACGCAAGATATGGCGGAACTTATAATTGCAAAACACCGGAATGGGAGGACTGATACCGTTAAGGTCGGGTTTACTGACTTCCTTGCAAAATTTCACAATCTTGGGGAAAAGCCATTTCCGCAAACCGAAGCCCCCGCATGGTCGCCCGCTATGCCAGCATCATTTTCCCGCCCGTCACTTGACGACGGCCAAACCCCGTTTTAAGCCCCTCAAAAACTTTCTGAAAAATATCTGTAAAAATATTTGCAGAATTGATTGGGGTGTGCTTACCTTTGAGCATCATTAAAAATGAAGGTTATGCAATACCAAGGCAACTTCCAAAAAAGCCAAATCCCAAAGCCCCCGTCAAAAAAATACGGGGTTACGACCAAGTTCACCCATGATGAGCACGTCGGGTCACGGGTGATTGAATATTTTGACGTGTGGTTTTTTGAAAAAATAAAATAATATAAGTTATGCCAGAGCCGCATAACTCCAAGCCTAACGAAGCGGCGTTTAGCCGTTTCCGATACGCAACAGTTATGCGCTTTCTTATCCTTCTTATCTCTCGAAAATGCACACCTTCCAAGACATCCTTGTCGCCGTCAAATCATCGCCCCGTGTCGTCATCGTCGGCTACCCTGCCAGCGGGAAAACCACGCTCGCAAAGAGGTTAGAAGCAGAAAACACGGGGCACGAAGTAATCCACACCGACGACGAATATCCATCCGGCGACGGGTCATCCGAAACGGCGTACACGGATTTGCTTGTTTCGGACGACTTGGGGTGGTCGACAATCGTCGAGGGTGTGTTAGGCTATCGCCTCCTTAGAAAATGCGTTGAACACGGCGGCGAATGGCTGCCAGATTTGATAATCGAAGTCCGGTGCAGCGAAGAAGCCAGGGTGGCGAGATACACCGACGAACGCCCGACGAAGGATTACAAGCGAGTAAAGTCTTTTTGCAAAGGGCTGGATACGGTGCTGAAAGTATGGGCGGAGTCTGAGATCAGCAAGGGAGTAAAACACATGGTGTTTGAAACCGATTAAAAGCATTTTTTAACATTAAAGTATAAAAACATGAAAGTACCAGCATCCACAATTTTGGGGTTTTACAAAACCAGGTTGTACACAGAAGGAACACCTACCAATGTTTATGGGCCAATGCTTGCCGTCGCAACAGGGCAGCCTAAAATCTACACATTTGATCTTTTGTCACTGCACAGCGAGTTTGCGGAGAAAATATTGGCTCAGTGCCCGGAGTCTTTTCAAGACGTGTGCAAGAATTGGCAGCACTCTGATGATTGGCCGGAAAAACTCCTGAGGATTGACAGAAAATTTGGGGAAATGGAGATTGGCTTTTGCGGTTCGTAGATAACCACCGGGCACAGACCACGACGGCGACTAAACCTTGGCGTAGCGTTGAAAAACGATAGGGTTCGATTCCCTCTGTGTCCACACTTATCACATTTTAAAACAGTTGCTTTATGCAAAATCAAAAACAGGTGATTTTATGGAAGCCACGTCGGGCGGTAAAACTTACACCACAAGGCAAGCCAATTGACGGCGAGTTTGTCGGGAAGTACGCCACCCGCGTACCGGAAAACACCCCCGGCGCAATCCATGTGAAGGGTCAAAACGATGCCGGGAAGTCATGGGACTTTTGGGAGTTGCAAGTAGACAGCATTGCCGGAAATCTTCGATGGATTGACAAACGAGACGGCGGCGACTACGGCACGACGCTGGAAGTCTTTTTAGAGAGTAACCAGTACCTTCACCAAATCTCGTTCAGTTACGACGGGTTTGTGCTGAAAGACATCCTGAACTACATTTGCGGACTTCAAAAAGACATCCCAACCCACTACATCAACCTTTCGTATTGGGTGCGCAAAGCGGAAAAAAACGGCGTAGTTCAGTCCGACAAAGACGGCAAGCCTGTATGGAGGAAAACGCCCTCGTTCCGGGACATTACTCCCCTGTTCGATTATGAAGCATGGATGAGATTCCAGGAAGAAAACGCTCTTGGCGGATTTCACAAGGTAACCGCAACGGGTAAAAAGGTTTGGATTGACGACGCGGCTATCAAATTTTGGGATGGCAAATTAGTTGCCGTTCAGCGCCTCCTTTTGAAAACGGATACCTGCCTGCCATTCTGCTACAATTCATTCACCGCTTGCGAAGCGCCTAATCCATCCGGCGGAGGCAACCTCACGGTGGCTGAAATCGAAGTTTGTAAAACCCGCTATGAGCAGGTAAAAGGCCTTTATAAGTTCCCGTTTTCGAGAAACGAAACGAGCGCGGACGCGGCTTTGTCTTCGTTGCCCGCTCAACCAACGGGCTACGATCCAAACAACCCGGCATCGCCCGATCCATTTGCCCCTCGTGCTGAAACGCCTGCCGGAAATTCAGACCAACATTTCCCGGCCATTCCAGCGCCGCAAAACTTCGAGGATGCAATGCCGGATGATGCCGACGAATTGCCTTTCTAATCAATCCTTCCACACTCCTACCCTGTCATGCTTTTGGCAGGGTAGGTAAAAAAACGGGCAATGAACATCCACACCATCCACACCGAAGCGGGCCGCGTTCTCGAAGGCCGTGCCGCTCTCGCAGCCGCTTTCCAGGCGTTGCCGGACGGCGAGCATTTGGTTCGGATTGTCACGGCTGGCAGCGCAGCCGCTGAAATAGAAAAGATCGTTGAGTGGTATAGCGGGTTGGATGAACTTTCGATGAACGATCCGGGGCTTTTGCTTTACCTAAACCCAAATGCAGGTAGGTTCGTAACACTGCTTTCTGAGTATTCGGCAGAGGTAACAGCACTTATGAAGGAACGCGACGCGGCGAAGTTCCGGGCTGAGACGGAGATTGATGCGATGGTTGATAGAGACAGGCAGGGCGGATGCAATCTTTCGTTTGCGGCATCTGAAAAGGCCGCAAAGGTCGCCTGTAAGCACCTGCTACAAGCAAAGATGGATGCTCAGCAGGAATACACCGTCGCTAATGCGCTGATTAAGGCATGGGACAAGGTTTATGAGCGTATGCGCTCGCAGATTGCGTACTTGCGGGGGTTGAACGGCGGGCAGTGATTGCCGGATGCGTACACGGTGAGCAGGATGCCGGGTGGGATAAAGACAAGTGCGGATACATGAAACAAGGATGCGAGGTTGACATCATTCCGGTCGAAGACTTCAAGTTTGGCAAATGCGAGTGCGATGACCAAAAAACGAAGATGAGGTTTAAGGCAAAGGCGGTGAAGTGGACATACACAAAGCCAAATGTTTAGCCAAATTTTAAAAACTCCAGGCGGCAATCGTGGCACAGTGCTAACGCCGACGGCAGACACGACATTCCGTAATAGGTAGCGGGGCCGTCTGGTTTTTTTGATTTTTGATACTGCACACCTCCAGCCCGATATGGTTGAGCAAGTCGCATACCGAAAGGAGAGCGGCCAAAAACCTAAGTCGGGCGGGGTTATGCGGATTATTTCACATTTTCAATTCAAAAAAATGGAATGTTGTACTGTAACAAAGGGCCGGGTTGGAGAATCAGGGGCTTGGTGTGTTGATTGTGGGAAAAAGGTTTTGGCAGTAGAGTATCGAGAATGTGGCGGATGCCTCAACTTTAAAGATGGAGTTTGTACTCGATTTTTAATGGGCGTTCCCAAAACAATGCTTGCAACATATAAAATAAACGACGGGACTTGTTTTGTTCCCGCATAACTGGCGCTTCAACGACTGTGCAACTGTGTAAGGTGCATGGAAGTTGAAGCGGGGTTATCCCAATCTATTAAATTTCACACCATGACCTTAGAATTAAAAATATACAGTTGTCTATGCGCAACCGAAGTTTTCAATGTGAACGGAATAAAAGCCGATACTGATGATTTTGGGTCATCATACGATGAAAGCCCGGAAGATGCGGAAGATTATGGTTGCGGAAACCGTGTTTTTGAAGCAAAACATCCTGATGACGACATACTTAAAAAGTATGGTATCAACAATGATGAATATAGTGAAATCGCCGTGCGGCTTACAGACTCCTTATCCTTTGGGTCTTGCGGATGGTGCGTTTAATTTTGGCATAACTCCAAGCCTAACGAAGTCCCCCAATTTCGGGGGGCTTTTCGCGCGGCGACAGTTGGGCGCGTCTCACAACGCCCCGACAATCAGCCCAAAAAAAACTATTTTCATTCTCTTGCAAAAATAAATGCAAAAACATTTTGCGAAATGGTAGCGGGTTCCATATCTTTGAGGCATGAAAGCAGGGAAATGAATCACTGCTAAAAAAATAAAGGTCATGGCAAACGGTATCACATACGCAGAACTGCAAACGGCAAAGAAGCGTCACGAACTTGCTGCACAAACATTGCGATATGCAGGCTACAAAGCACAGTGCTGCAAAAACGAGGCGTGTGCGCAGCCTTACCAAGTGAATGTCAAAGGCATTGATTCCAACACGGCGAAAGAACTTCAAGTGCTCGTTTGCGGGTTGCTAAAAGACGAAACGTTGAATGTTACTGAGGCATGAAGCCTCGAATAAATACATCTTCGGTGGCCCACCGTTCCGGGCATTTTCTTCCTTTTCTTATGCTTGCTCGTTTTTCTTCTTCCACCCCTATTTGCAATGTTTTTTGTTCACAGGTTGCCGTTTTTTCCGCAAAAGGGCATTCTGTTCGTCGGTGCTTTGTGCTTGCCTTAGAAAAGACGGCAACCATATTAGGTGAAACAGAGCATTTTGTCGCTTCAAGCCTTCCAAAAGATGGAAGGTTTGAGGGGCGCTTAATCGTAAACGGGAAAGAAAAAAACTGCACGGTGCAGTTTAATGCGAGCATGGGGTTTTATCCAGAGGTTTCATAAAAATGAAGCCAATTGCCGACCTCATCCAAATCCTATTATCATCCGGCCCCCCAGGATGGGCAGCCTTAACCATCCTGCTTTTGCAGGTTGGAAAGACGCTTGGTCGGATGTTCAGCCTTTCAATAAAAGGGCTTTGGTTGGCATGGGATGAGGCAAAAAAGTGGGTCATCCGCTTGACCGGGTGGGGGCTGGTGAAAAACCTGCTGAAAGCAGCGGTTCTATACTTCGCCTTTTCAGCCTTTGCGCCGGAAATTTCAGACCGGATACAATGGGTTGAGCAGATGGTTTTCAACCCCATATACCTTGCCCCGCTTGAAAACGACACCAGTAGCGAAGCACTGGCAGCATACACCCACAAAGCGCAAAAGTTCCTTGGCCCCGACGAACATACACTTTTCCTGAAACGAACGGCTGATATAGCCGCCCGATGTGGTAGTACATCCCTCTCGTTTTTTGAGGTGTACGAAAGCGAATGCGGGTGCAACCCCTTCGCGGTGAATGCCCGTTCGATTTTTGACAGGCAGGGTAGGTTGATTCGAGTGGATACGGTGGCCGCCGGGCCGATCCAGTTTACAGCCGCCGGGGTGGATGGGTTGACGGTCGGGGGCGAAGCGGTGACGATGCGAAAAGTAAAGGATGCTATTCGATCCAGGCGGCTTTCGTGGTTGATGGATGTAGAGCAGGTGTATATGGCCAGGGCATCCGGTGGGCATCCGCTTCCTAAGCCGTGCGACGTTTACACCGCCGTTTTTATGCCTGCTTTTGTGGGCGGTGGGCCGGGGACGGTGCTTGCCAGCGTGAACAGCAGCAGGCCGGATTTTTACTATCAAAATATAGGTTTAGATGGCTGGAAGTTGTCCGAATCGGGTAAAATACTTAACTTGCAAAGCGCAAGGGATGGTAAAATAACAGTTAACGACTTGGCCTTGTGCCTTGCTGCGAAAAAGGCAGCGGTTATGGGGCTGAGGTGAAATTTTAAATACTATGTCAACAGAGCCCGGTGTAATCAAAGAGGCCGAAAGGCTTTTTGCAAAGTTTGGTAGTCTGTCCGCTGAGGTGGCCAAAGAACTAAGAAACATAGATTCCCATTCGGAGCACTACTTTTGGACTGATGTTATAGTGTATTTGAATGATATGCAAAGGGCTAATGCAAAATAAAGCCAGGGTGTCGGATTCGGGGGTGAATTAGGAAATGAACAATTGGGCCAACCCCGGCCCGCCGAAAAATAGTTTCCAGCCCGACGCCCTGTTTTTGCCTCTAATCTATTAAAACATGAACGACAAGAAAAAAGCAATCCTCCAAATATTAGCCGCAACAGCGCAGGAACGAATTTCAAAAAACAGGTTTCAATACGGTGCCGTGCTGATAAGGATTGACCCTGACAGCCCGGCGAAGGGCATCGAATTTCCTGAGCATATACAAGTCTCAGTTTACGATTCTAACAAAGACATAGACATCGTTTTTTCGGTAAAAATTGAAAACGTGACGGTCATTGAGAATGCCCTTTCCGGTTCGTCACCGAACACAATTGTTTGATTCTCAGCCCACAAAAAACTATTTTCATTCTCTTGCAAAAATAAATGCAAAAACATTTTGCGAAATGGTAGCGGGTGCCTTACCTTCGTGTCAAGAAAGCAGGGAAATGAATCACTGCTAAAAAAACAAAGGTCATGGCTGCGCACAAAAACCTATTCAAAAAAGTGCTTGAATTTGTAAAGTCCAACGGCTTAGATTACGAGGTTAGTCACGCAACAGGTACAACATCATCTTACTTGACCGTTTACATTAACGGCACAGATAATGATTGGCACGGCGAGATGATATGTAGGTTTTCAGACCATGCCACATCAAACGATGGTTTTCACTCATTTGACTCTAACATTCACGGCAATTCTTTTGGCGCGATTAAGCCAAAACTTATGAAGTGTGTTGATTTAGATGGCAAGTTAGACCCCTCATCATCTTGGTTAACAATCTAAAATCATGCAAGAAAAAACCACACCCGCAACGATCACCCGACTAAACCCAAACGAAATTCTCGTTTTTGGCTCTTCCACAATGGGCAGTCACGCAAAAACAAGGATGGGTACACACGCGCTCAACTTCGGGGCAAGAAATGGCGTATGGCGCGGATTTTGCGGCAACACATACGCAATAAAAACACTAACAGTAGACCTTTTCCCTGTTCAATACGACTGGCAGGTATCGAGTGATGTCGCAGAGTTTTTGCGGGCGGCTGAATCCTTGCCTATGGTCACGTTCCTCGTTACTCACATCGGCGGCGACAGCGAATACTACACACCCAAAAAAATCGCTCCCATGTTCGCAAAAGCCGCCGACCTGAAAAACGTTCACTTGCCTGCTGAATATTGGCAGGTATTAAACAACCTGCACAGAATGGGATTAACGCCGTCACAAAAGAAAGTGCTGCAACTTGCAAAAGACATGGGCGGCACGGTGGTATCTTCCACCATTGTCGAAGCCCTTGGCGGGGCTTACTACTCCGACGCTGAAAAGTACGTCGGCGATATTGTTTCCAGGATGGTAAAAACGGGGCTGCTGATTCAGGTTAAGCCAGGCGTGTTTCGCCTACCAACTGCTGACGAGCCAAAAAAGGCAAAGGCGGGAACGATGCTCGCCGATGATTCACCAACGCTATTTTAGAGTATTTGAAGGGTAAATGAACTGGTGCTTTCCTGCTTGTGTGACGCTTAGGAATACATAGGCGGGAAAGCGGGGTTATGCGGATTATTTCACAAACTAAATTTTTTAAAAATGGAATGCCAAGGCGAATGCAAAAAACATGGTAAGTGCGCTGGGGAAATAAAAGAGGTGATTGTTTTCAAAACATTTCGCACAATCGGACTAAAATTCAATTACTGCCAAACAGCCCGCGAAGAAGATGAACGGCGCGGGCTTAATGTTGAGATAGTTGACGAGCACGGATTAACTCCGTCTGACTATTACGACGGCATCACCTATCCTAATGGGTAATTCCGCATAACTGAGGCTTTCCCGCTGTGCCAGGTTTACGCCGCATATGCGGGAAAGCTGGGTTATCAGATTGATTATCAACGCTTTTTGATTTGCCCTAAAAATATTTTGATTATTTGTCAAAAATAATTACACAAATACTTGACAGATGGTCAAACTTGATTTATCTTTGTATCATCAAACAGCGCAGCAATAAAGCGACGCTAACAAAGCAAAGATTATGACACAGACAGCAACAATCGCAAAAGCAAAAAAACTTGGTATTGAAATTTCAGATGCTAAAAACGGATGCTTTATTTTTAAGTCAACGGAAACGGGCAAGCAAGGAAGCGCTTATCTGAAAGATGGGAACTTTGACCTGGTAAGATATATTTACAATAATGAAGAAAACGCAGACTGGTGTAATGGGATAAACGAACTTTTTAAAAGGATCACAAGAAAATGAACCACACCGACCTAAAGCAAAACTTTGAAGTCACAGGGAAAACAGCCCGTGACTTCATCCGGTGGGCGGCTGAAAAAGACGTGAAAGTTCACGACGCTACGGTTTCCCGCCATTTGGCCGGAACTCAAACAATCACGCAGCCTTGGCAACTGGCATATCTTTGGTTTTTCTCCGGTATCTGATAACTCCAAGCCTAACGAAGCGGCGTTCAGCCGTTTCCGATAGGCAACAGTTAGGCAACCCCCCATTTTTTAGCATGGAGCCATATCAACTTCCCGACGATCCACCCCGCTTTGGCCGACACTGCCTACCACCGCTTTTATTCCTTGCGGCGTTTTGGGCATCCATCATTTTTTTGATTTACAAATTCACATGAAGAAAGATCAACCAACCACCGACAAAAGACCAAGATTCGACCAAAAGACAGCCGACAAGAATGCGGCACCGATCAGCCCAATAACCGCGCTGCCAATGCTTCGAGTGTACCGGATTGAGCCTGTTACCGTCGCCGGCGTTGATGTGTATGTTCGTGCCCAATATTGGGAAGATCAACACAATGGCGAGTTGATCCAAGACACGGAGCAGGCGCAGTGTAAAATTGATGCCGCCCGCCTTGCCGCCGAATCAAACGAACCAAAAACCGTGTACCATACACGAGCATGGCCAAAGGAATTACCACCGCCTCCAAAAAAAAGGTGGAAATAATTTTGCACAATACACCCTCCCCCATACCTTTGAGGATCACTTTTCATGAGATTATACGGATAAAACCGGGCGCGATGCAAACGAGCATTGCGCTTTTTTTATGCCCAAAAAGAAAATTAGTAGTATTTTTGCTGAATAAAAACACGGTATGCCCAAACCTCGCCTCATCACATACACCAACCCCGCCTCCGTAAAAATGATGATGTCTATCATGGGCAGCGGCACGGGCATCAACAACACCGACGCGGGGCTGTTTCTAATAAACGAAGACCACCCCACCGGAAAAACATACCAAAAAGGCACGGTTTTCGCAGTGACAAAGGGGAGTGTGAGGGAGTGGATAAAAAATGAATCATCCTGAAGGGCAAAAGCAAATATCATTTTGGCAAAGCAAAAAACAAACGCCGTCACGCTGCAATACATCCCCTTCGAGAAATTAGTGTTCCTCGAAAACAACCCGCGCACCCGAACGGATGAGGGCTTAGAGCGTATGGCCGCAGACATAAAAGGCGATCCGACCTTTTACCAAAATCGCCCGACCCTCGTTAACCTTGTTGGCGGGGTGTTTTACGTTTATGCCGGGGACTTACGCGCACACGCAGCGCACCACGTCCTTGGATGGGCTGAAATACCGTGCAACGTAGAAGCAGATGTGCCAGCAGATGTGCAGAAGCGCAGGGCTATACTGGATAATACCCACCGGGAGGAGTGGGACAAGGACAAGTTAAGCGAATGGGGGTATGAGGCGGATGAGTTAGAGGATATGGGGGTATGGTTGGTGGATGGGGAAACGGCGACTGAATACATGGGCACTGAGCAAGACTATTCGCAAAAGAACCAAGAAATTGACATTGACGCGCTGGAAAGCAGTATGACTATCTCTCTGAAATACACACCCGATGAATACTGGAAGGTCAAAGAACAACTTTCTCAAATAGCCGCCGGGCCAGAGCAGGCGGTTTGGAAACTTTTAGGCAATGAGTGAGCATCGTTTTCCGTACCGCTGGAATTTGGCAGACGGCTATCCAGCCAAAGGCATTAAGCCCAACGGGTGCAAAGTGTTCGGTACATTCGTTTGCGGTGGTGGATCTACAATGGGCTATAAGTTGGCCGGGTTTACCCATTTAGGAGGCGTAGAGATAGACCCGAAAGTAGCATCAGCATACAAGGCAAACCACAACCCAAAATACCTATTCGTTGAAGACATACGGGCTTTTAACCGCCGTACCGACTTGCCAGATGAGTTATATAATTTGGACTTATTGGACGGCTCGCCGCCTTGTTCGACGTTCAGCATGGCAGGAAGCCGGGAAAAGGCATGGGGAAAAGAAAAGGTGTTCCGCGAAGGCCAGGCGGAGCAGACTTTAGACGACCTCGTTTTTGTGTACTGCGAAACCATAGCCAAGTTGAAGCCTAAAGTCTTTTTGCTGGAAAACGTGAAGGGCATAATTCAGGGAAATGCTAAATGGTATTCAAAGGAGATAGTGCGCAGGATGGAGGCCAACGGGTACGCGGTGCAGGTTTTTTGCCTAAATGCTGCCAGCATGGGAGTGCCGCAAAAGCGGGAGCGGGTGTTCTTTATTGGGCATAGGAAGGAATTTGCGTTGCCAAAGTTGAGTTTGGAGTTTGATGAAAAGCCAATTGTGGCGGGGGATGTTGCTAAGGTCATGGTCATTGTCCCTGACGAATTAAGAGGAACAGCACTTTCGAAAGACAGATGGAGCAGAATAAAGCAGGGCGAGAATTTTGGAAAGGTTGCAAATGGATCGTTTTTCTCACACGAAAGGGTAGATATGGACGCAGTTTTCAACACAATAGACACTGCGGCTAAACATAAAAAATATCATGGAGAGCAGTTTCGTAAGTTCACCACAGCAGAGTATAAGCAGTTTGGTTCTTACCCGCTTGATTACGACTTCCAAAGCATTGAGCCAGAGTATTTAATCGGTATGAGTGTTCCGCCTGTAATGACGGCGCAAATAGCAAATCAGATTTGGGAGCAGTGGCTTTCAAAAATTAAGCAATAAATGAGTAAATGAGAGAGATGAAAGCCCCTAACGGCGGCACCTTTCAGGTAAGAGAAAAAGGCGATCCGGCCCTACCCGGCGCGGGCCGCCCGCCAAAATCTGACATCCTTGCCGAAGTCGGCGAGATGATGGAAGGTGACGGGTGGGCCGTCATTGAAGGCGATTTGTTGGATGAAAACGAAAAGCCAACAGGCCAAAAGGTGAAGATTCGGGCGCGGATTCCAAACGCGAAGGACGCGGCGCGGGCATGGATGGCGAAGGTTCGTAAGGCAGACCCGGCGCTGTTGAAACTATACATGGAATATAAGTACGGCAAGCCAAAGCAGCAGTTAGACGTTACAACAAACGGCGAATCTATAAGCCCCCTTTCGGGCTTGAACCCTGAAAAACAGGCGGAAATATTGAGAATCTTGAATGCTGAATCTGACACATGAACACATAATATTCGCAAAGGCAGACTGCTTTCGAGCGGGCATTTTTGACGTGCTGGATTTGACCGCTAAGCAGGTCGCGGCAATGGCGGTTTTAACCGACCAAGAAACCGACGAACTGCTATTTGGTGGCGCGGCGGGCGGCGGAAAAAGTTATTTGGGCTGCGAGTGGCTGCTTTGGAATTGCATAGCATATCCGGGAACGCGCTGGTTTATTGGTAGGCATCACCTCTCGCAGATTAGAGAGAGTACAGCGGTAACATTCAGGAAGGTGTGCAAAAAGCACAACATTCCGGCGGATTGGTGGAAATATAACGAAAACGGGGTCAAGATTGTGTTTCGTAATGGCTCCACAATTTCAGGGCTTGAGATGATGCACAAGCCCGGCGACCCGGATTTCGACGGGTTTGGCTCAACGGAGTACACGGGTGGATGGATCGAAGAAGGCGGCGGGGTGGCTTACAAAGCCTACGAAGTAGCCGGAACGCGCATAGGGCGGCACCTGAACGACGAATACGGCATTCGGGGCAAACTGCTCATAACGGGCAACCCTTCTCGGAATTGGATGTATTCAACGTTCTTTAAGCCGTACCGGGATGGGAATTTGAGTGAGGGCCGGGCATTCATCCAGGCGTTTGTAACTGACAACGAAAAGCGAGAGGGCGGGTATCTTGAAAGGCTGCAAAAACTTACAGGCGCAGCGCGGGCGCGGTTGTTGTTAGGAGATTGGGAGTACGATGCCGACCCGCTCAGCCTTATCGAATGGGGAGCAATAGAAGATTTATTTACGAATGACTATCTTCGCCCCGACGAAAAGAGAAAAAGGTTAGTGGTTGATATTGCTCTGCACGGTTCAGACAAATTTAGGGCGGGCGTTTTTTACGGGGCAGTGATGGTCGAACACACCGAAATGCCAAAGAGCGGAGGCGAACAGGTGTTGAAACACATAAGGGCGCTGCAAGCAAAGCACAACATCCGGGCATCGGGCATTCTTTACGACGCGGATGGAGTGGGCGGGTTTATCGGCAAAAAAGGCGGTTTTATTCCAGGCGCAAACGCTTTTCACGGTGGCGGAACGCCTATCAAAACGAAAGACGGCTCTGAAAAGTCGTATTTCAACCTAAAGGCCCAATGCGGGTACCTGTTAGCGGATAAGATCAACGAGGGCAAACTATGGGCGAAGGGCGTAACAGAACAGACAGACCGGGAAATGTTACGCGAAGAACTGGCACAGGTGAAGCGCGACAAGGGCGACGGCGACGGAAAACTGAGATTGAAGCCAAAAGACCAAATTAGGGCGGACTTAGGTAGGAGTCCTGACTTTTCGGATATTCTTTTGATGGCTATGTGGTTTGATTTGATGGAGGCAACGCAACGAACATTCAACCGACCGCTACAAATGTAAAACAATGTTTGGCAAAATGCCGCCACTACAAACGGTCGGCTCAAAAAATACGGGCGTTGAAGCCCGATACACAAAATTTAATATGGCAAGGACAAAACAAGAAATAACGGACACTTTGGTAAGCGTGTTTGAAGACCTTTGCGCCCTAAACGGCCAAGGTGTTGACCGTCCGGCCCCGCGCCTCATTGCGCAGGTGGTCAGAATGTTGGAGCCGCAACGCGGGGGACTTCTGCTCAACCAGGCAAAAATCAAACTGCGATCCAACCCGAAGCCCGCAAAGGCGGAATCGCCAACCATCGAGACCCCACCAGAGGTGGGAAAGCCGAAAGGGGCGCAACCAGTCCGGCCGTCGCAGCCCCACAAAGCAGAGCCGGAACAAGTCCCGCAACCAGTAGCCCCCAAATTGGAGGGCGAAGGACAGGGCGAAAGTGTTGCGGCGGTTGAGCCGCTAACGCCGGATGAGATTTCCGCAATGATGGAATTAAAGCCCATTGACGCGGAGGAAAACTATCCAGCAGCGCGGGTGGTAATCACCCTGCTTTCCGTAGGGGTTGATTCGACGACGCTCGAAAACAAGACATACCGCCAACTTTACAACATCACCCGCACACATTTCGCGTGAGTAAAATAGCAAAAATAGTCTCTCCAGCCACAGGCGAAGTGCTAATCACACTGCCTTTGCCTGACTCGCTTGCCGATGTGTCGCTGGCCAATTATGTCTCGTTCCTGAATGAGATACGCGGCGTTGACTACGAAGGCGCATTGGGCAACCCGGATTACACAGGGCCAAATCCAATAGTCCAAATGGCGCGGGCCATTGGCGAGTTTTGCGGCGTTCCGCTGGACAAGGTTTTGCGGGGCAAGTTGGGTGAAGCATACCACGAAGAAACCGGATTAGATGGCGGCATTCGCTCGCTATACGGGTGGCTCGTTCGGGCGATATGCACCTACAAGGGCGTGCCGCGCACGGGCGAATCTTGCAAGGTGTCCTACGGGGGGCAGGAATACGAAATACCATACATCACTGCCGCCGTGCTGAGCGGGACACCACTACTGCCCACCGTCGAAACGGTGGAGGCGGTTGAGGCGTATGAGACCGTCCGGGTGTACGAAGAAATGAACAAGACCGATGACGACCCACAAGGAAACCGGGCCTTTGCCCGCTACCTTCGGACGCTGGCCGTACTACTCAGAAAACCGGGCGAACGACTACCAATAGAGCCGGGCGACCGCGAAAGATTCATTCAGGCGCGCATGGTGGACTTCCAGGGAATGGATGCGAAGACGGCGGTGGATATTGATTTTTTTTTGCTCAATACATTGACGCTCTCAGAAAAGACCCTGCCGCTCGTTGGTTCTTTGACCCTCCCCCTTTTCGCGCTCGCACTGACAATCCAGCCGCAGAGCGCACGGCGTGGGAAAAGGCTGTTGCCCACCAAAAAGTTGTTAGTTCCCGCATCGGCTGGTGGGCGATCCCTTCGCAGGTCGTTGAATCGCGCTGGTTTGAAAAGGTAGGGATGACACCAGTTGAGGCGGCACTGAGGGCCAATTTTGAAAGTGTAGCCAAGTTAATTTCATTAGAAAACGCAAAGACTTAAAGGATATGGCCTGCAATCTGAAAGCAATTGAATTTCCTGTTGACTGCTATTATATTGCAAATCAACAACGAAGGAAGTTAAGTAAGTGGCAAGAAAAGCGCATGGTAGATCAAATTGCCTATGCCGTTCGCAATATGGGAAAGATCAAGACCCCCGAAGCAGCCGCCCAAAACCCCGACATTGACACCATCATACCCGCATTGACATGAAACCCTCCCTAACCGATTTTTTTACCGTTCTCAAACAGGCGGTCATGTTCAGTCCAAAAACTGAAATGAAGTGCAAGCAACTGCAATCGCTTCGCGTGTCGCCGCGTGAATACGGGATGGAGTTGGCATCTGAGAACATAGGAGCAACTATTTGCGACAAGGACAAGCCGTTCTTTTGGTCGCGCATTTGGGAGCAAAAAAAGTACAACCCTAACCAAGTCGCATGGGAGTTTCCGCTACTGTTCGTGTCAGAATTGAGTATCAGCACAAAAAACGCAATGCTCAACAGCGCCGAACGGGCATACACTTTCCAGGTCACGGTGTTGGACAAGTGGAGTGAGGATTGCGACAAAGGCAAGTGCCAAGGATGCGAAGGGCGAACGATCAATGAAATTTTCTACGATACCGAAACGCTGCTGCATTCCGTTGTGCGATACTTGGCAACCGTCACGGAGGCGGAAACAGACCGGGGCGTTTCCGGGTTTTTTAGCCGGGAGTATCTGCAATGGTTGATTGATAGGGGCATGATTGGCGGCTATACACCGGGCATGGATTGGGGGGGGGTGGTGGCGACGGAAAACAAGACCGCTGTTTCGTACCGGACGGCGATAGAAACGTTGAGAGTGTACGGTACGGCAATAGACCTGACCGTGACCGTGAAAAACTGCGAAGAGCCGACTTTTGATTTTTCAACCTGCCCCGATATTGTGGTAATCGGCCATGAAGCGGGGTGTAAAGACTGTGGATGATGAACGCATTTACTCTACAAAACGCCAGCCTTGCCGACCTTTGGGCGGCTTACTCATTTGTAAAAACCGAAATTGACATTTGGCAGGAAATAGTAGAGGGCGAGGTGAGTGAGAACGCAGTGCATCGGCTGTATGAGTTGCGGTGGGCCGCAAAAAGTATTCGGTTGGAGATTAGCCACCGGGTTTACACCTTCATTCAACCGCCCATAAAAGCGTGAACACCTTACAGGGAATAGCCGACGGCTTGACTGCCGGAATGGAGCGACTGCAAAAGACAACGCGCCAAAACCTCGAAGACCAGGGACACGTCCTGACCGGGCGGCTTCGAGATTCTATTGTTTTCGATGTTAAGGTAAGCGGCGATAAAGTGGTGGCGAGGCTGTTTTGTGAGGCATACGGTTTGGCTATGGAGTTTGGAATTAAGGCGGCAAACATTCCATATAGCCCCGGCAGCGGCGCAGCGAGTAGCCAATACATTCAGGGGCTAATTACATATTTCAAGCGGCGCGGGGTGACAGGAAGGGAGGGTATCCGGGCGGCGTTCGCAACAGCAAGGAAGCACAAACGCGAAGGAATGCCCACCTTTGCAAGTCGTAGGTTTTCAAAAACAGGTGAGCGCACTGGGTTTGCATCATCGGCGCTTGAGCACGACTTAGAATTTATCGGGGCTGTATTGCAAGAAAAAACGGGCATTGCCTTATCTATTGCATTCGTCCCAGGCATGGAGATTGAGCCAATCAAAATTTTTGTTTAATAGTCTGAGCGAAAAGGCTAAACGGGTTTGAAATGGCACAAAAGATTCTTTTTGAGATTACCGCCGAGGATATTGGCGTATCGCGGCGCATTGCCGAACTTCAGGCACTTATCCGGAAGTTAAATAAGGAGATTAAGGCGGGCGACAAGACGGGTGAAGCATACGACGGACTACTTGCCGACCTAACCAAAGCCAAACGTGAAACCGAATTACTACGCGAAGAGCAAAAACAACTCAATCGAGAGTTTAAAGCCCAGCAGGTGCCGAAAGACAGCCTTGCCGGGCTTCGTATTGAATACGCTCGATTAACTGAGCAAATTACCAAGTTCAGTAAGGCGGAGCGGGAAAGCGACAACGGCAAGCGGCTAATAGCCAACGCCGCCGCACTCAAAACTCAAATTAACGGAATAGAGGAAAGCGTAGGCAGGTTTACGGGCAGCGTCGGCAATTACCGAAAGGCACTGCTATCGGTCGGCGATATTGTTACGGGCGGCCTTATCACAGGCGGCATCGTGGGCGCGGTTGAACTATCCATTGCCATTTTTCAGAAAGGGGTGAAGGCGGTGGCCGATTATGGCGCGTCGCTTGACCGCCTTTCGGCCATTACTGGGGTCACTGGTTCGCAGTTGGAGAAATTCGAGCAGCAGGCGCAAGGGCTAACTACGATTAAGATAGGAGATGGAGAAATAGTAAACACGGGGGCAAACATCCTCGAAGCGTTCACCCTTGTCGGCTCTGCCCGTCCTGAATTGCTTGCCAGTGCTGAGGCACTTGCGACGGTTACAAAAGAAGCAATTATTCTTTCTAAGGCATCCGGCGACGACCTGAAAACATCGGTAGAGGCGGTAACAACTACACTTGGTCAATTCAAACTGCCAGCAGAAGACGCAGCGCGTGTCACGAACGAACTGGCAGCGGGTGCAAAGGCGGGTGCATCTGAGATCGTAGACACCACCATCGCATTAAAAAAGTTCGGTACGACGGCGGCTGTGACAAATGTAAGCACGGGCGAGTCCATTGCCTTAATCGAAACGCTTGCCGACAGGCAATTGAAGGGGGAGGAAGCGGGTACGCAGTTGCGGAACGTTCTGGCAAAACTCGCCGGGGCCGACATCCTGCCAAGAAAAGCGCTAAAGCAACTAAACGAGGCGGGGGTTGATATAAATGTGTTGAAAGATACCACGCTGCCGCTGATTGACCGCCTTACGGAGTTGAGCAAGTTGCAAGGAAATACGGCAGCACTTACAAAGGTGTTCGGCCTTGAAAACCTGAACGCGGCGCAAATCATAACGAGCGGGCTTCCAAAGTATCAGCAACTTCTTGGACAGATAGAAGGCACCAACGAGGCGTACATCCAAGCGGGTATCAATTCCAGCAACCTGAAAACCGAACTGGAAAACTTACAGGCAAAGGGCATTAACTTCCTGGTTTCGGCTTTCCAGACATTGGAGCCGACCATAACTGCCTTTGTGCAGGCTATTTCGGAGCCGGGCAAGTTCCTCGAACAATTCAGCGCGGAATTGACGGCGGTTGCGGCGGCCCTTATCTTCGTTCGGGTGCAAAGTATTGCATCGGCTGGAGGGTTCTCCCTTTTCGCACTGGCATTACAGGCGCAGTCGGCTGCTACTGCTATCGCCACTGCTGGCACTCGCCTTTTGGGCCTTGCTATGAGTGCGCTCCCTGTTGTGGCTATCGCTGCCGCTGTTTACGGGCTTGTTAAGGCATTCGAGGCGTACCAAGACAGCGCGGGCGCGGCTGAAAAAGCGGGCCGGGCGGTTGCTGAGGCGCAGGCGGACATCGCAAGCGAGTCGGCGAAAGAAACGGAGGCGGTGCGCCAAAACATCGCCGTTCTGAAAACCGACGGGGCGAGTAAGGACGCAAGGAAAAAGGCGATTGATGCGCTCGTTTCCGCGTACCCGGATTATTTGCAGGGTATGGACTTGGAAAAGGCAAGCGTGGAGGAACTATCGGCGCTTCAAGACCGCCTTACAGAAAGCATCATTCGCAGCGCAGCAGAGCGAAAAAAGCAGCAGGCGCTCGAAGAGGTGCAAACGAAGATTATAAACGAGCAATTAGAACAAGACAGGATTAGGGTAAAAGGGTTGACCACAAAAGAGAAAGCCGGGGCGACCGTCGCCGGAATTGGTGCGAGTGCGCTAAATCTTGCAACAGGCGGGAAGGTAGTAACGCCCGCCGAAGCGATTGCGGCCACACAAAACACGCTAATCGAGCAGAGCAAAAAGCGACTCGAAGACTACAAAAAGGAATTAGAGGAGACGGAAAAGCAGTTTGACCGGACTTTTAAAATTGGGAAAAATGAATTAGTCCTTCAAATACCGGGCAAGGGCGGCACCAAAACCGACGGCACCACGCCGGGCGGAACAGGCACGGACACAGGCACGGGCACAGGAAAGGGGAAAGGTAAGGGTAAAGGCAGCGCGGCGGCACTGACAAAGGAAGAGTCGGACTTGGCAGCGGGTTCTATTGCCGCACTTCAAAAAGAGGTGCAGGATTTGCAAAAGCAGATTGAGCGAGAGCCGGGCGACAGTAAGGCACTAACGCCGCTCGTTGAACAACTGAACGCCGCCGAGGCCCGCCTAAAGGCGGTGCAAGATAGGATTGCAGAACTACGAAACCCGACGATCACCACCGAGGCGGATTTGCAAGCGCAGATAGCCGCCGGGGGGCAAGAACTTCAACAATTCCAGGGGACAGGGCCGGATACCTCAACCACCGAAGCGCAATTGGTAGCGGCGGTGGAATCAAACGCGGCACGGGTGGATGATGAAGAGTACACGGCGGAGCAGATTGCTGCGTTCAACCAAGACCTTTTGGACAAAAAAATAGGGCTGAGTGAGCAGGAATTGGCAGCGGCAAAAACGAACGCTGAGGAACGAAAGAAGTTAGAGCAGGAAGTAAGAGACGCGGCGCTTGCATCGGCCAACACCATCGCCGGGGCGGTTGTCGCCATTCAATCCAACCGGGCGAAGCAGGAAGAGGACAGGGCCTTAAGTGCGCTCGAATCAGAGTACCAAAAAAAGACCGCTGCTGCACAGGGAAACGCCGCGAAACTCGAAGCCCTCGAAAAAGAGCAGGCAGCCAAACGGCTAAAAATAGAAAAGGATAGTGCAAAAAAGCGCAAAGGCATCGCCATTAAAGAAGCGATTATTCAGGGCGCGTTGGCAGTGGTGAAGGCTCTGCCAAACCTCATCTTGGCAGGTGTTGCCGCGCTTGGCACGGTCGCGCAAATAGCGATTATCAACAGCCAGGAGTTTGCCGGAGGCGGCGTTGTAAGCAAGTCAAGAAAGCGCGGGCGGGCGGAGCAACTACCATACCCGCGAATGAAGCCGGGGGTGATCCGTGAAAAGAGCAACGCGCCGCGCACCGCGAAGGGCGATAGTATCCTTGCCTACCTTGCCCCGCGTGAAATGGTATTGAATGAAGGGCAACAGCGGACGGTTATGCAACTATCCGGCAAAGACATTTTCCACCGTGCCGGGGTTCCGGGCGCGTCTGGCATATCAACCAAAAGCGCAGCCCCTCACCACTTCGCCACAGGTGGAATCGCTGGTATAGTGCCGCAAGTTGGATTCAGACAGTCAGTCCAGGCTGCGCAGGCATCTGTTACAATTGTAAAGGCAGACGCGGCTTTCAGCGATGAACAAATGGCGCAGATTGGCGTAATAATCGGCACGGAGGTTGCCAGACGTACAGGCGAAGAGGTGCGCAATGGCCTTGCATTGGGCCTAAACGATAACAACAGGCAACTGGAGCGGCAAGCGGCGCTTGAACAAAATCGAACGATATGATAACATTGACAGAGTACCCGCCCGTGGCCGGATACGGCGTAACGGATACCGTGCCTATTCCTGTTTCTGACTGTTTGCAATGGTGTATGCAGCCCGACGACGGCGACGTGGTGGACACGGCGGGCAGTAATGCTTTCGTGCAAATCATTTTCCCCAACACCTTCACGGAGCCTGCCAACGGCACGACCTTCAAAATTTGGGGGCACACGTTCACCTTCAACAGTGCTTTCGATTATACCGCAACTTCTTTTTCCTCAGAGGGAGAGGCGGCCCCCGCAAGAAACAATTTTGCCCGAATGATCGAGGCAAATTTGTTTTTTCGTCGGGCTGTGAATGTCCACCGGGTAGGGAGCGATACCGTTCTGATTTCTTGGCTTACTTGTGAACCGCAATCGAATTTCACCGGGGCAAACCTTGTTTTGACGGCGTTCACCACTTTAGGCGCGACCGTGACAAGTGCGCAGGGCGTGTCGCCCGTGTATGTGCCGGGGTACAAAATGACGGTTCAGTTGATGAAGCTCATCGGGAATACAGGCACGAACGCATTTAAGGCAATTTCAGCCCTTTCGGGGCTTGAAGCCAAAAAGACGTGCGACGGGGCGGAGGAAACGTGTGTTAACCTTATGGGCGAAGCGCGAAAGACGCTCTACACACCTATGCCAGACCTGACCGATTCATCCGAAATTGACCCGCAAACGCAGACCATGATGGGGCGGTTTGTGCTTGCTTACGGGTGGGTGTATCGCACAGAGGACTGCCAGACGCAGACGGGAACAATTCGGCAGAGCGATGAGGCATTGGTGATTAACTCTGCTTTTCCAGTAGAAGACCCCGACGGCATTACGCCCTATTGGTATGAAGCCGGGGGCGTGACTCCTATACGGTTCCTAACCAACCAACCGGAAACGATCAGCGTATCGGCGGATACGAAAGCATGGGTTTGGCTTACTTGCAATTGGCTTGTTGACCTGCCAACTTTCGATGGGTTCCGCCTTCGTTTCGTCATTTACAAAATCGGCGTGACAGGTGTCTTTTCGGTTGAGACAGTGGACTACAATAGTTGCGAGTGGTGGCAGGTTAAGCACTTCAACGTTTCGGTGGGCCGGGCGCTAACCTTGTCCGGGCTGACAATAGACGAATTAAGTGCATACGAAGTCCAGGTAGTGCCCATTGACAGTTCCGGCGACCCGGTTCACGTCGGCACAGAATACCTACAATATAAGGTTAGCCGCGAATGCGAGAACACGACTGATGTGTATTTTGTCACCCCGCCGGGCGGAATTGGTACGATGCTGGTTCAGGTCACGGAAGAAGAAATGGAGCAAAACGGAAACGAAATTTGCATGGACACGCCATGCGGAACGAC